CATAAATATCATATTCAAATGTTCCTCTAGTTTCCATAAACTTCCATAAAGTATTATAAACACCTGTTGGATTTATAGAGCGAAAAGTCCAATTTATTTTAGACCACAAAATTTCTAAATCATTTATACAATCATCTATAATTTGTTGTTCTCTTTGATTTAATCTAAAATCTCCTAAACCTTTAATCTTTTCAGGAGAAATTGATTCTTTATATTTTATATAAGCTATATTGGATAACCAATTACACTTTTTAGTTTCTTCATCAATTTCAAAAGAATAATAATGAACATTAATGGTTATATTTTGCTTTTCAGCATCCATTAATGCATTTATTAATATAAAGTCAGCTAAAGTGGTTTTAAATGTTCCAGATTGTCCACCTAGTAAAAGATAACATTTTCTTTGTATTCCAAAAATAAAGTTATTAATTCTATGTAAACCATTCTGTAAACCTTTATATTTACCAGATAAACCTTCCCTTATCCTATTTCTAATATCTGCCACAATTAAATTCCCCTCGTTTTACCAATACCAGAAGGTACTGATGATGTTATAGATTTATCTTTACCTCTAACTTTTATATCTTCACAATAACTTGCTAATTGACTAATCTTATCTTTTTCAATAAAATAATCAGCAGAAGTCATTTTATCATAATTTCTTTTTCTACATAAATCAATGTAAACTTTAGTTGCTTCTAAAATTTCATCTTGTGTATATTCTGGATATTTAATTTTAAATGTTTTAAATTTACTTAAACATCCAAATTTATCTCCTTTGACAAGTCTATTTCCAGATTTTACTCCTGAAGGAAATAGCTCCCTATACTTATCTACAAAATCAGTTAAATCATCTGATTTTATAGGAATAGAATTATTTTTAAATAAATCTATTGCTTTTTTTCTTAATATAATTCCAGAATCAATATCTTTAATGTAACCTTTCTTTTCTAAATTAGAAACGGTTTCAAGATTAATTTGAAAATTATTCTTATAATCATTAAAAATAAGATAAAGTAGAACATATTCCATGATGGTTAATCCTACTTTATCTATATAATCTGTATCAATTGTTATTAACATTAATCATTTCCATTAAACATATAATCTTCTCTTTCCATATCTGCTCTGTCATCTTGAAAATCATCTTCATCTGTAAAATCAGAATCATCAGGAATTTCTCCAGTACCATCACAAACAGTACAAGGAATCATAGTTCCTGTTAATCCCTCCTCATCATCAGATTCATAAACTTCTTTAGTTCCTAAACAGTTAGGACACTCTTTCATTTTTGTTTCTTCATCAAAAGGTGTTGCACCATTTGCTACCATTGAATTCTCTAATCCCATAATTTTTTAGTTTTTAGTTGGTTAAAATACTCTTTTTGATAGATAAATCTGGTAATATTCACCAGAATTAGCATCTTTTTTAATAGTTTTCCATATAATATATATTCCACCGGTGATTTCATTTTTTTGTAAATGAACATCAAATTTGAATATAATTATAAGGATTAATAAAATAATAATTAATTTAAACATTTTTACTGCATTATATTTTTAAGAAGTAGATGAACATCTTCTTCTTCATTAGTTCTTACATTTACATATTTGTAAACTTCATGTGGTAAACAATCACAATCAAATTGTTCACTTACTTCTTTAGCTAAATCATCAGCATTATCAACAAAATACTTTCCATAATGTGCAAATAAAATATCTACTGCACCTTTTAATTCATCTGGAGTTAACTTTTTAGTAAATTTACGCATAATTTAGGTTTTTAGTTTGATTCAATTTTATCAATTATCTTTTGAGCACCATCTATATAATATTTATAATTAATATTATATTCATTAATAGGTTTTTCAATGTGTCTATTATAAATTGTTGTTAACCAACCAGCTTCAATTTCTGATTCTCTAGTACCATCATTTTCATTTCCAAAAATATCAAGTTGTCTAGTTATCTTAGTTTTTTCAAGTGGTTTTAAGCGTTTTAAGAGATGCCAACCATTATTTGATACATAATACCTATTTATCTTTTGAAGCTTAATTTCAGTCCCTTTAATAGGTTCTAAATGAATTAGTCTATTTGTTCCAATAGATTTAGTTCCTAAACAAAAATCAAATATGTTTTTATGATTATTTATAGTTTCTCTAATTGGAATCTTGTTAACAAAATACTCTTGCAAAGCTAATGGAATAATTCTAGCTGATTTATTCTTATGAATTTCAAAATCACTAACAAATTCAGATTTAGTTTTAACTTCACCATTAGTTTTAATAGCTAGATAGGAATTTACACTAGTTTGAACTAATAAACTATAATCAGCATATTCTAACTGACCAGATTTATCATTTCCAACTTTAACTTCCCATTCTTTACATACTTTATAATATAAATCTTCTAAAGATTTATCAAATAGACACACAACACCATCAGTATTTGCTGATACTACATGAATACCATTAATTTCTAATGCTTCAATTAACATTAATAAATCTATTTGACTACCTATTGTTACACAATAAGTTACAAATGGATCATATTGCCAAGAACTATTTTCATTGGTTTTACCAAACCCACCACCATTTAAACTTAATTTATAAGCTTCTTGAATGGCTTGGAATTTTGTTTCACCAGTTTCTTTATATTTCTTTTTAGCTGATATTCTTTTACCAATAATATTATTATAACCAATTAACCAACTTTCTCCAAGATGACTAGGAAATAGTTTCCTTTTTACAATAGCATTTGGATACATTGAACCTACATCAGCATCTCTAAGTGTTTCATTATCAAGAGGTTTAATAACTCTAGATTTATCTTTAGAATGTAATCCACCTTTAGCTAGTAAATAAGTAGTACCATTAAACGTAAACTCAAATTCTTGTTTATCCTTTAATGTTTCTTTCTTTAATTTAACCGGAACTTTACTAATTGCTGATATAAAATTATTAAATTCAGTTGTTTCAAATTTCATATAAGATGGAAAACAATCTTTAAATAAAAAAGGTTTAATTTCCTTTTCTACTTTTCTTAAAGTTTTCTTATCAATTCCAGATAATCTAGAATATTCAAATTTATTAATTTCATCTCCTATTTTAACATCATTGAAATTTATACAATTTATACCAAATTCTTTGATAATATCTTTTCTTAATTGAATTCTATCAACTCCCTTATATAAAGGATGGTCTGTTTGTCCAATTGTAACTAAATAAAATCTATAAGTTGCAATTACATCCCATTTATTATAATCTAAAATTAATTGAATATCTTTTTCTTTTATATTTTGATCATGATGAATAGGCATTTCTTCGATATTTTCCATATCTAAAGAATATTCTACCCATTTTAATGAAGTCATTTTAGCTTTATTATCAAAATGCCAGATTTTAAATAAATCTAATTGTGGAATAGTCATTTTCCATTCAGGATAATCTCCCCATCCACCATTATTTGAATTTTCAATAGCTTTTTGAGCATAATGATATATATTGTTTGCAATTAAAGAACCTGATTCATTTATCCATCTGATATTATTTTCAATAAACCATTGGATAACTTGTCCATCAAAATTAATATTATTAAATCCAATATGTCCTTTTATACTATTTAAATGTAATATAAAGGATTTAATATCATTTCTTGATTCATGTATTACAAATTGAATAAACTCTTTTGTATCAATATTAAATGCAGTATATGTAAAACAATTTTTAAGTGTTTCAATATCATATACCCATAGTTTTCTATTTACCACAATTTTTAACAATTAACTGATTTGATACATACTCTTTTTGAACTGGATCGTAATAAAATTCTGAACCTTTTGGTATTATACATTTATATATTTTTGTATCTTGAAATAATCTACAATTTTTATTTTTTAATGCTGTAGAATAATTAACATATGAATGGAGTCCTTTTTCAATTGATAAAAGTCTTTCATTAATACGATAATAACTAATTAAATTAAATTGATATTCTCCATTTTTATTTAATGATTTTGGAATTTTTAATTTAGCTTTTACTAACTTATTAAATTTATATTTATAAGCTCTATAAGGAGATATTAAATTTGATTCTAATATTTTATAACAAGCTATATCTTCTTTTGCAACATATAATGTGGCTGATTTTTTATTATTTCTTATATAAAAACACATTTTATTTAATTTTTTAATTTATTTAATATCCAAACTTTTTTTAAACATTTCTATTAGTTCGGTGGTGGTTATACATTTATATATTTTGAATGAAACCAATATTCCCTTATTGGAATGTAATTATTGTCGGGACAACAAGATAAAAAACCTTCTGATATTTTTTGACTGCTTAATCTTCCGCATCCAGTACATATTTTTAGGTTTTCCATTTCCTCCTTATGCTTTTCCTCTTGAGCCCTTAAAACGATAGTGGCGTATTCTTCCATAGCCAGTAAAACATTATCTTTGTAGTAATGTGTTTCATCAAGTTCATCGTTAGTAAACTTAAATGATTCGTATTGATTTAGTATTTCTTCTTTACTCATCTTAGTTGGGTTTGGTTTTAGACTTTATTAGTGCATTTATTAGTGCGTCTTTTTTCTTTGAATGGTCAATTATTGGCGGGAATATAGTAAGTATAACAAAGCATACTCCTGCAATAATTCCTACAAGCACTCCTTTTGAAAATTCTGATGGTTTCATCTTAGTTGGGTTGGTTAGTTAGGCGTTAAATTTATCGTAAATATCTATTCTAAAGAATAATAAGTGAATTGTTAGGTATGAATCCCATGCAGAATAAATTGCAAATAATGACCTATCTTCAACTGAAATTAAAGAAAGTTCAAATCCATTCCATATATTCCACTGTATTTTAATTAAACTACACTCTTCTATTTCATTTGCTTTCATGTTTACTTTGTTAGGGGGTTAATAAATTCTCTTCCATCAAAACTATTATGAATTATCAACATTTCTCCGTTTTCAAATTCTACACTTGGACAGCATTCACAAGTGCTTAATTCTTCATGTTCTTTTAAATCGTTTAATGGTATAATGTTTATCATTTTATACAAATACGCTTAAATTGTAAATAATATTATACGTTAATATACTTGTTAATCGGTTGTTTTAACCACTTGCATACCATCACATACGTCATTAAGTCAGGCATTTTACCCCTTTCAATTCTACTTAATGTAGCTGGGCTTATCCCTATTTCTTCTGAACATTCACGCATACCCATTCTATTTGAAAGTGAGCGTTTTAGAATAATAGCCTTTCTGAATTTTTCTTGTTTAAAAACCATTTATTTCTTTTTAAAATACCAGCATTTTGATTTTTCAGTTAGTCTGCTATAACCTGAGCCATCATTATTTAATGTTTGGTGAGAATTAACCCACTCTACTCCATTTTCGTCAGTAAATACAATTTTAGGTTCGTTATTTACAACATCGTTTTCGATGTGCATTTTTTTAATTTCTACGTTCATCTTATTTCTGTTTTTGTATTAGTGAGTCAAAAAATTATAAATACGATTCAAATATGTGATTGCATTTTTTGCACTTTACAGCTCTTGTCCCTAAAGATTTTAAATCATGCTCACACTCCTTACTCTTTATCTCGGATATCATGCTCTGCTCGGTAAACACTTGCATTATTTCTTTTGCTAATTCGTCATAATGTTCTTGTAAGATACAATGAATAAAAACACCATTACCATCAGCTAAACTATCGTTAAGTTCTATTGTTTCTCTTATTTTCTCCTCAATGCTCTCATCTATTGATATGGTGGTGCTGTTTTCGAGGATGAGTTTTTTAGCTTGCTCAAGTCCACTAATAACGCCAAGTTTTTCATAAGCAAAAATACTATCCGATTCTTTTTCAGCTTTTTTTACATAAATATCAATTTCGGCATCCAACTTAGCCAATACTTCTTCATCTATTATTATCTTTTTTCCCATTGT